TAGAAGCAGGAAAAGGACTTGGAATATCCAAGTCCTCCCACTCTCTAACTAAATGAAACTTAATGTTCATTCTTATGGCCCGTGAATTGAAATTATGCTATCTACATTACCTTCAAAGGTATATGTCCCAACATGGTTTAATTTAGTTTTAGGGTCTAGCCAAATCTCTCCCCCTAATTTTTGCCATAGACGACAGAATCTATAGTCTTCTGATAAATACCTTCTGTCTTCCTCATCAATATGAGTATCAAAAAACGCATAACAATATTTTGCTACTTTTTCATCAATATTACTATCATTTTTATAATGAAGCTCTGGGTATTCAACCATCATTCTTTCAAATACTTCTCTTTTAATACAAAAGAAACCCGTACTTGCGTCTAAAACTTCAACTAAACCATCTTCGAATCTAATTCTTTTGTTTACAGGATCAAGGAACTTAAAATTCAAAGCATACTGAATTGGTAAAGCTTTTTTCGGGTATGCAGAAGCTACTATGTCTTTATTTGCTGATATAGCTCGTAAAATAGATTCTGGTTCCCATTCAATATCTGCGTCTAAGAAAAATAAATGAGAAGCGTCACTTTCTAAAAACATTGCTGTAAGAATGTTTCTAGCTCTAGTTACCAAACTTTCATTTCTTAAAGTGGTTAGTCTAAAAGCACAAGGCACCTGTGATAGTGCTTGTGTTGTTTTAAACATACTTAAAAAATATTGATCTGTAATCATCCCTCCATAACAAGGAGTTGCGAAAAAGATATTTTGTTTCTTTAGAAATTCATAATCAATAGGAACTTCTTCAGTAAAGTTTTGTTCGGGGACAGTTTCCTGTTCCCCGTCAATTTGAATTTCAGAAAGTTTTACCATTAGTCTAGGTCTTCAATCCCTTCAACGATTGCTTCGTCACCGGCTTCTCCAACAAAATACGCTGTATTTTGTAGAAGCCATTGTTTTTGCTCATCATATGTTTGACGCTTATAGATTCGGTCTAAATCATATTTTTCTAGAGTTTTTTCCTCTGTAGTAAGTGCTACACTAGCCCTTGCAGGAATACAAGTGTACTTTACATTTTGTGGTAGAGGACCGGTTTTTTCCTTTTTAATGGTAATATCATATCCTGAAGTTTCATCTGCAGGATTACCATATTCTGGATTTGATGCGTAATCTACAATTTGTCTGTAGATTGTAGCTCTTAGATCAAATAACTTAATTTGACCATCTGATCTATCTAAAGCGTTACAAACATAAGCAAACTGTGGCTTGTCTGCAAAAATTGCTTCATCTAGTTCTTTAAAAGGATCAGGCTGTGTGTCGTCAAACTGTTCTGTTGCTCGACTGAACCTTAGACATTCAACAGGCATTTTTTTACCTTCGTTTGTCGTAATCCAATAAACATATCTTGGTAACACATCTCCCATAAGGCGAACTTTTGTGTCTCCAATTGAAAGAGATAGTCGCTGAACTTCTCTTCTTTGGGAGTTACCCCCCGTATTTCCTTTTGCTTTATCCCATGATACCATACTATTTTTCTCCTTTGTTTCGTATTAATTCTGGAACGAAAACTATTTTGTCTTCGATGGTTTTTATAAACGGATTATTAATTGCCCATATAATTTGTTCTTGTGTCAGAAATTTATGAGGAATCCTAGCTGATAAATCATTAGCAGGCCTCATAGAAAGTAAGAATAAATATTCTAATTTTTTTCTAACAGGACAAATAGCGGTTAAAAAATTTCCATTTGTAAAATAACTTTGTTCATCCTTACACATATAATGAGAAATTATCTCTTTAAACTCACTAGAAATAATAATTCTATTATCTTTTATTATCTTGGTAGGAATCTTGTCTATGTGTAATTTTTTACAAAGCTGTTCTGTGTTTTTACTTAATAATGTATTATATCTTTTATATAGAGCATAAGTCAAGATTAATATGCCTTCAGGCTGCCCACCTGCATCTTTTTTTAACTTATGCCAATTATAATATATTTTATTTGATGTCATATTTATTTTGCCCATACCAATCGTATCTAATTTTTTGTTGTTTTCCTACAATAGGTCCTCTTAACCAAAAATCTACTATTAAAGGTCTTTGCTTGTCTGGATGTTCTCTAATAATTCTTCCTATTCTTTGTTCTAATTTAATAGGGTTATTACTAGGACAAGTTAAAAATAAAGTGTCTAATCTATGACAGCTAATACCCTCATCAAATAATTTAGTGCTTAGAACACATTTATATTTATTTCCTACATTTTCTAAAGCATCTTTGCGATCATCTTCTTTTGTAGACCCAATCATTAATACGCTATTAGGTATCATTTTGTTTAAATCTTTTAACATGTCTAATCTATCGCCCAATATTAAAGGACAACGTCCATTAGCAATTTTAGCAATTGCTGTTTCCGCAATTAACTTTAAATAGTTTTGATTTTTAGAAAGTTTATTGATTTGTCGACTCCAATCTCTTTTAGGATCAATAACCATAAAAGGGATATCAGTAGAAATTATTTCTACTGAAGGATCTAAGAGTTGCCTTGGATCTTTAGCAAACGATTTAAAAGAAGTAAAATAGTCATCTAAATAAACGTGTTTACCGTCTTTTCTTTTTGGTGTTGCAGTAATCGCTATTTTTGCCCTACAGTTTACAGAATTTACTGCTTGAGAAAACATATCTGCAGGGCATAAGTGTGCTTCATCTACAATTAATAAGCTAAATTCATCATGTATTTGATCCATGTTATTTAGCACACTTTTATAAATTCCTACAGTTATATCTTCCACAGAAAACAAACCGTCACCAATTTTACCTATATTTACAAAAGGTATTTGATTTTCTAATTCTTGAATCCATTGTCTAAATAATAATTTTGTGTGAACCAGAACTAAAGTTTTTTTCTCTGCTCTTGCAATTAAGTTGCAAGCTACATATGTTTTTCCCCACCCACAGGGAGCTTGAAATAGTCCACTTCTAACTCTATCTCCTATTGAGAAAAACTCGTCAACCATAACCTGTTGTTCGGGTCTTAATTGCCCGCTAAAAGGAAAAGGCCCTTTTGCATTATCAAAATTTCTTAAATCTTCATACTCTTTAAAATCTAGTTTTTTATATGAATTACTTGGTACAGCATATAAGTCTTTTTCTTCATCGTGTTCGTATGTAAATAAAATTTCATCACCTAGTAAATAAGTATACGCTTGTAAAAAAGAATCTAGGTCTTCAATATCGGACTCTTTTACATATATTTTATCTGCTATGGTTGCGTGTTTTATTTTTATTTTATTCATTAAATATACTCGTGTAATAAAGCCATTCTCACAAATAGTCCATTTTTCATTTGTTCAAAATACTTTGCTCTTGGGTCTCCATCAAACCACCGAGGAATTTCTTCATTTCTAGGAAAAGGGTGCATTACTATAGCATTATCTGGAATATGCTTAATATGTTCTTTTCTCATAGAATAACTACCTTCGCTACCTCTTTCTTTTTGCACTCTAGTTAAATAATATATATCACTAGCGGGCCATATGTTTTTATCAAAAGTATCTGCGTAATGTTTAGTACAACTGTCTAATGCTTTATCTAAACTATGTACTGTCCTACCGTTTTCAATATCTCCCACAAAAGTAATAGTCAAGTCTGTTACTCGTCCAAATTTTTCCCAAATTGTGTATAAATCTAATAATGTTTGTGTAGGGTGTTCTCCATTTCCGTCTCCTGCGTTTATTATTGGAACAGTACTTACATTAGCTGCTTTTTGCGCATCTCCCGCATTTTTACTTCTTAAAGCAATAATATCACAATAATTACCCATAGTAATAATAGTATCTTCTAAATTTTCTCCTTTAGAAACACTACTATAATTTACATCGTTGATTGATATTACTTGTCCACCAATTCTCCACATAGCTGACGCAAAGGAAGATGATGTTCTAGTAGAAGGCTCATAAAATAAATTACATAATATTAAATTTTTTGTAGGACAATAGATTTTTTTAGACTTAAAGTCTGTTACTAATTTAAAAAAGTTTTTGTATTTAATAGCATCCCAATTATCAAGACTAATTAAGTGTTTCATAAGTATATTGCAATCCTTC